ATGTGTGGGTACAAAAGTCAAAAATGGACTGGATAATTTTTATTATATAATTTCAAAATTTGCAGAAAAATATAAAACATTTTCATTAAATATTACCTATTCAGGAATGAGCGATATTGGAGATTTATTTGTTTTATTGTACCAATTTATTAATACTTATGTAGAATCAAAAAATAATTTATATAAAGTTGATATTGATGATAGGGAAATAATATATTCAGTTATTGCAAATGAAGATTTATTGGATATTCAAGAAGACTCTATTGATCATAATGTTAATAAAATTAAATTCTCCAAATTGGTACTTATTTCATCAATGGACCAATATATAAGATTAAAAAATTTATTTATTGACAACAATAATGTAGAATTTTATGTAATAGATGTTGATAATACACCAATACAAGGTATTACTATTGAACAGCCTTATGCAACTATGTTCTTTGATTTTAAAGTAAATATTGATAAGCCGCATTTGTATCCGCCTCCTGATAAATATTTGCCAATTAAAAAAAAATAATAAAACCAAATCATGATAAAACCAGAATTTGATAAAACCGGAATTTGATAATATTAATTTTATTATTTTATTATTTTTTTTGTAAATTAAAATGACATCAAACTGTTTTAGAGTGGAAAATGTAATACCAGAATATACTTATTCTACAAACGGACCTGGAGCAACAGTTGTGGCAGTCCAAGATGGGTTTGATTTTCCATTTAATCCATTAGTTGCCGGGGATGGTATTCAATTATCCCAACCAACTGCAACTAGCCCAATTACAATTACATCTGATGGCGTACCTGGAGGTGCAACTTTGCAATCTGCTTATGATGCCGGTAACACAATTACATTGGCAACTGGAACTCCAATTGATATATCCGGTGACGACCAAGTTATATTTTCCAATAATGAAGTATTGATTGAAGACACTGTTCTTACCAGAGATTCTACTTTAAGTGGTGGAAGTTTTAATACCAACTATAGCAATGGTGGAACTTTTGTTGATCAAGATATTGTATTAAATTGGCCGGATCCAGATTTTACTGGAACATTTGGAGCAAATTCAATAGTTTATATTCGAGGAGTATTTCTTGGTTATGAAACCACAACTGGCGATAGTTGGGGATCCGAAATTACACTTAAATATGACCCATCAATTCCAGATTTGCAAAACCAACAATTGAATTTTAATAATCCATTTGAAATTGTTCCAGAATTAAATGGAACCGATTTGAGATTCCGATTAAATGGTGTAATAACTGAAACTTATAATGTAACATGGGATCTTGAAGTAAAAGTTGTAAATAGACCATAAAAAAAAATAATTAAAATTGTTTATAAATAGCAGTAATCACATTTTAACCAGTTCGTAATATTCAATATTGGTAATAGAAGGCATTTCATTTTTAAAATTTTTATATGAAAGTGATCCTTTTTCTTTTAATTTATTAAATATTTTAGTTTTTTTCTCTTCTCTGAAATTATTACCTTTAAAGCCGGATGTCCATGTAATTGTTTGGCCACGGCCTAATAGTAATGCAAATATAATGGCAATTAATGCAAATATTAATCCAATTATTATGCCAAGTACGGTTTTAACGCAAATTAACCCATTTGTAATTTTTTGTCCTTTTGACTCTTGGTTGACATAAATAACTTTTACTGGGTCATTTAATTTTTCATCCATAATGTTTTATTATAGCTGATATTTATTTTATTTTATTCTATTCTATTACAGTAAAAGATTTTTTAAAAGATTGTAATTGTTTTTTTAAATGAATTAAATCAACATATTCAATTTCATTATCCGGGGAAGATACAATATTATTATATATATTGGCTGGCAATTTTAAAAGATTTACCCGGATATCTGTAATTAAATCTGGATATCTATTTATAACTTGGTAAATTATATTTAATCCGCCTATAATTATACTATCCGGGTATGTAGTTATTGCATTATGCAATGTAATACCTTTTTCCGAATTTCGGGATATTATAATATTATTTCTTCCAGGCAGATCTTTACCAATAGATTCCCGAGTTTTCCTTCCCATTAAAATTGTTTTATTCCAAGTATAATTCCGAAAACATTCCATATCATTTCGAAATATTTTATTTGATAGACCATTCCAGGGAAGAGTCATTTTGCCATTTGTTGTTTTTCCAAATAGACCAATTTCATCAGATTCATTAAGAACGCCAACTGCTATAATTATTTTTACCATTTAATTATAATTTTTATAATTATAATATTATTTTTTTTTTTACTATAGAAAAAATGGATAGTGATCAAAATAATAAAAGCAAAGTTAATTATCGGAAAATACTTAAAATTTCAGTTTTCGTAATATCAGTTATTGCAATGATTCATGTGCTAATTTTCCTCTTATTATTGGCCGTATTCTTAGTATTGTACGGAGTTACGGAATTATTTTATCATTCGGATTCCGAAGAAGAATCTAATACTACAGAAGTTGCCGTTAAAAATTAAAATAAATTAATAATTATAATTTTTAGTCAATAAATGGCTGATAATTTTTACAAAAAATTAATTAATACTGTCCAAAATAATACTTTAGTAATTCGTGATAATAGAACAAATATTCCAACTTATTCAGTATTTGGAGTATCTGGTAGTATTGATTGTTCTAAATATGTTGCCGTATTAACACTTAAAAAGGTTCCAATTAAACTTGTTGTTGCAGAATTAATTTGGTTTCTTAGTGGGTCTACCAATGTGAAAGATTTGCAAAAGCTGGGATGCAATATTTGGAATGATAATAGTACAAGAGAATTTTTAGATAAACGAAACTTGCCTTGGGAAACTGGAATGATTGGTCCAGGTTATGGGCATCAATGGAGAAATGCTGGAAATCCTTATAAAGAATCAATACAACATTCTATTAATGGAGACCAAATAAGAGAATGTTTAAGAATGATTTTGGAAGATCCATTTTCAAGGCGAATTATATTGTCAAGTTGGAATGTTCCAGATATTCCTAAAATGGCATTACCACCTTGCCATGTATTAGTGCAATTTTATGTTTCACATGAAAATCCAACTTTGCATTGCCAACTTTACCAACGTTCTGCCGATTTGTTCTTAGGAGTTCCATTTAATATTGCCAGTTATTCGATATTATTACATTTATTTGCATACTTGTCCAATTTAAAACCTGGCAATTTATATGTGACATATGGCGATTTGCATATTTATCAAAATCATACCGATCAAATCCGGCAAGTCCAACAATTGGAAACTAAAGAATATCCGACTTTATCATTTTCAAACCGATTAAAACCGATTGAAGTTAAAAATGGCAAAATTGCAAATATTGAACAATTTAATAATGTAATAGACCAACTTGGGAAGCTTGAAATTAACGATTTTATATTTACCGGATACAAAAGTCATCCAAGAATTACAGGTAAAATGGCAGTTTAATAAATTTGTATTTTTTTTTTTGATTTTTTATTGTTAATTAATATTAGTACGTCTAAGTCATCTTTAAGTATTTATCGTTATTCAAATGGAAATGTAAGGGATGTTTTTCATGAATTGAAAAATTTGGAAGGTGATTTTATTTGTTTTGGTCGAACATGGGATGAAAATCAACAGTTAGTTCTTGAAGAACACTATTTAAATGATGATTTTTACAATTTAAATGGTCCGGCTTTCAGAAGTTGGAGTTCTAATAGTACTTTATTGGAGGAAATTTATAGTCCAAAAATAAACGATATTACCATTCCATCTTACCAAAGTTGGGATGATAAAGGACAATTGATAAAACAAAAATTTTACGGTTTTGACGGTGATGATGAAATACTTATTTGCAAGATATGGCGTAATGGAGTTGTATTAAGAGAAGTGCATTATTTGAACAAAAGGTATCATAATGAAAACTGTCAAATCTGCTAAGAAATAAGCAATCAGGGCATATTAATAACAAATGAATTATTTTTTTTTTGATTTAAATTTGTGTAAATATAATATTGACAAATTTTGGAATGGAAACAACTTTTTATCACAGTAACACCAATCAAGAAAAAAAACTATGCAGTTTTTGGAAATTAGATGAAATTTTACACAGAAAAGATGGTCCAGCCTATCAAAGTTGGTATTTAAATCAAAATTTAAAAGCCAAAAAATGGTATTTACATGGAAAATATCATAACGAAAATGGTCCGGCTGTCATAAAAAATCATGTAAATGGTAAGACATCAAAAGAAAAGTGGTATTTGTATGGCAACTTGCACAATGAAAGTGGTCCGGCTTTGAAAAGGTATAATGAATCTATGCGTTTAATCAAAGAAGAGTATTATTTTTATGGAAATCTTCACAATAAAAATGGTCCGGCTATCAAAGAATATGACAGAAAAGGTAATTTAATTAAAGAAGAATGGTATTTATATGGAGTGTTTCATAACAAAAATGGGCCGGCTGAAAAAATATGGTATGATAATGGCAAATTATTTAAAGAAACATGGGCTATAAATGGATTAATACATAAAGTAAATGAACCGGCTGTAAAAATATGGAATACTTCTGGTAATCTGACTAGAGAGGAATGGCATTCAAATGGAGTAACACATAATGGAAGTAATCCGGCTGTTAAAATCTATTTTAAATCTGGTAAAATATACAAAGAAGAATGGCATTCAAATGGAATATTGCATAATTTAAATGGACCGGCTATTAGAGCATGGAATAAAGGTGGCAAATTGGTCAAAGAAAAACATTATTTAAACGGTTTTCTGCATTGTGTAGATAATCCAGCTGTTAAAGTATGGAAAGATGATCAATTAATTAAAGAAGTGTGGATGCTATTTGGAACACCTTACAGATTGGGTGGAGTGGCTGTTAAATTATGGCATAATAATGGCGAATTGCATAAAAAAGAATGGTATTTAAATGGAAAATTGCATAGATTAAATCATTCGGCTACACAAGAATATGACATCGATGGTAATTTAATTAAAGAAGAATGGTATGTGCATGGAAAATTGCATAATGATGGTAAACCAGCTTTGAAAAGATGGAATAGTAAAAAAAAAATAATTGAAGAATGGTGGTGTATAAATGGACGAAAACATAAAGAAGATGGGCCGGCTATACAAAAATGGAATGATAAAAAAAAATTAATTAGAAATGAAATGTATTTTAATGGAAAATTACATAGTTATACTAAACCAGTTATACAAGAATGGAATGATAATGGCGTATTGATTAGAGAAGAATGGCGTGTAAGTGGAAGTTTGCATAATAAAAATGGTCCTGCTATACAAATTTGGAACGATAGTGGCCAATTAATTGAAGAATGGTGGTATCTATATAACAAATTGTATAGCAAAGATAAGCCGGTTGTACAAAAATGGGATGATAATGGAAAATTAATTTACGAAGAACTATGTTAAAATTATTTTTTTTTTAATTTTAAGATTTGTATCAAAATAGAAAAATGGAATATCCAAAATTCAAATTGAAAATAGAAAAAAAAGATGAAAAATCGGAAATATTAAATCCCGAAGATGAATTGGAGCAAATTACTATTGATCAAAGAATTGGAATGGAATTTATGCGACATGTTGAAAATATATTTCCGGTTTTGTCTCGTATTTATAATTTGCATTTTGTAGGAAAAAATGTATCAGAGGAAACTAAAAAAGACATTGCAAGTAAAATAGAAATAATATCCAAAGTTTCGAATTTGAAAACAAAAGAAGATTTTGAAACTCCATACGAAGTGCTAGTTTATATGCTAATGACATTTATTGAAGAGCGAATTGGCAAGCAATTAGATCCAACTATATTCAAACTTGGCATTTATAAAAAAATATTAACAGATGAAAAATTAATTAAAAGACTTGACAAATATGACGAAGAAAGTTGGAAAATAATAGCAAACAAATTTGTCCATCTTTTCCAATTTGTATTAGACGAACATGTAGAATCGGTAATTCAAATTGTCAAAAATTATGTTAAATTATCAGACAATTCCGAGTTTGGTGTAGAAATTATGGATATTGTATTGCATTATAAACAATATGTAAATATGGAAACTGAAAAAGCATTAAATTCATCTTGTGACGGGTATGACCAGTTTGTAGATACAGTAACTGATTCTGATTCTGAAGATATTTTAAAAGTTATCAATTATTTGAACAAAAGATTTGGAACAATTACTATGTCGCCGGATGTCTACAATAAAGTTATCCAAGAATGTGAAAATTATTGCATAATGAACAATTTATCAAATATACTAAAAAAATACTTGGTAATCATTATTTGGTCGATTATTCACAAAGATTTTAATGTAGAAAAATTCAAAAATGTAATCAACAAGAGATTGTACAATCTGGAATGGGATAATTATGAAACTGCCAGGAAATATTTATTATCAAATTTGAAACTTGATAGTTTATATGATGGCAAGAAAAGGAAAATTAATGAATTAATTTATGTTATCCGGGAATCTGATAAAAAAAATAAACAAGAAATAGAAGAAGAAGTTGGCCACTTAAATAATATTTATAAAGAACGACTAACTATTTAAACTATTCACCAAATTTACCAGATTCACCAGATTCATCTTGAAGTGAAAAATCTCTAAACATTGTCATACTTTGTTTCATCATTTTTTTTATATTAAAAGCCAAGTCTCTTTCCGATTCAAAATTAATATCTATATCATCTTCTAAATAAAATTTAATTGCAGTATAAATTATTGGAAGAAAATCTGGTTCTATTTTATTAAAATCCAATTGGAGTTTATCATGTAATTTTTTATAATAATTACTTGGTAGTGTCATTTGGAGATTATTATCAAATAACATTTCATTGGCCGATTCTATTAAATACTCGGTGAACCTATCATCAAGTCCAAATAGGTCATATTTGGATAAATATTCATAAAACTTATCAATATTTAATGTTTTATTTGTATAAAAATCAAAATCTGGAACATTATCATTTCTTGATAATAATTCATATTTGGTTGTAGGATGTATAAGTTTTGACAATTGTTGATATTCATAACTTTCACTATTACCATTAACAGTTAAACCATTAATAACTGCATATGACTGGTTTTCAATGTCAATATTACTTAATTCTTCCAGTTCAAATTCTTCATTTTTGCAAATAATTGCCAAGTTTTGCATTTTAGATAATCCAATTATTATTTTTAATAAAAATTAATTATTAAAGAAACATGGAAAATAAGTATAAAACCATAATTGGTATAGTATATATACTTATAGCATTGGTATATTTCTATTATTTGTATATGGTAGTGCTTTTGCCAACTTTCCCATCTTTGCCAGGCAACCCGGATAATTCACTTTTAAATAATAGTAAAAAATCATACAAAAGGAAAAATTGAAAAATAATAGTAAAAAATCATACAAAAGGAAAAATTGAAAAATAAAGTAAATATATTATTTTTTTTTATAACAAAAAGAAATTTAAACAAATGGAAAAATTAAGTACTGAAAGGTATTATCAATATCAGGATATAATTAAATCTTGTGAAATTGTTAAAAATTTTGTTAAATCAAAAAAATTAATTATTTATGGAGGAGAAGCAATTCATTATTCGTTGCTTAAATTTGGAAAAAAACTTTATGAAGATTATGAAATTCCAGATTATGATTTTTATAGTCCGAATAATGTCATGGATGGATATGAATTGTTTAAAATATTGGTTGAATCTGGATTAACTCCAGTTTCTGTATTAAGTGGATTGCATTTATTAACCATGAGAGTCCGAGTTCACAATACATTTGTCGGAGATTTGTCTTATGTCCAACAAAATCTTTATAAATTATATAAAAAATCGGCATTTACACACGATGGTTTGCTTTTTAGACACCCATTTTTGCAATTTGTTGATCAAAACAGATCTATGGCATATCCGTATGAAAACGAGGGAAGAGAAGTGATATTGCATAGATGGGAAAAAGATTTTAAAAGAACCAATATGTTATATGAATTTTATAAAGTCCAACCTGATGAAGAAAATATTATTTCACAGTCTTTTACTTCGGCAGTTAAATATCCTAGTATGGGTAAGTTGCTAAATCAGGAATTTCAAAGAAACTTCCCAGCAGATGTCCGAGTTTTAAAGCCGGATTCCAAAATAACGGAAATTAAAAATGTTGTTTATACTGGCCATGCAGCATTCCAGATTTATAAATATCTTTACGATAAAATTCGAAAACGTCCAACTTTGAAATTTGAAATGTCAAAAGCCGGCATACCAAAATTCCAATTAGATGAATATTTTGGTTTATCAATATTAGAAACGTCTAAAAATATTAAATTATTTTCTGATGAGTGTGCTTTGAAAAATAAAAAATTAATTAAACACAAAATGCCTGGAGACATGATTGGCGATAAATACAAACTTGGCAATTATGAATTAATAGAAATTAATCACAGAACTCCAACCCAATTGGTAAAAGTTGGCAATTATACAATAACTGTTGTTTCAATTAATTACCTAATTATTTATGCCTTTTCCCATATGGTTAAAAATTACAACCCGGCAGGAGAAAATGAATTGTCTAACAATACTAAATACATGTCAATGTATTTTAAACTAATTGAAATGCAACAATACATTTACAGTTTGAAAACATTTAAAAATTCCTATATTCCATTTTATCCATCCATTAAAGGTGTTGGACAAGAAAAATCATTAGAATATCACGAAGAATTCCGGCCTCCGAATGTGAATTTTAGGGCAACATTGGATAAAAAAGATGTTTTTTCAAATATTCCCGATGATTTCCAATATGACAAATCGCTATTTGCATAATATAAAAATAGAAATTGTGAAAATAATTATTTTATTTTTTTTTCTGCAGTATAACAAAATGGTAGAAGGTGGAAAACCAAAAAGAAAAAGTACTGCAAAAAAATCAACAGTAAAAAAGAGACCAGTTGCCCGAAAGGCCTCAAAGAAAACTAGTGGTAAAAAGGCTGAAGGAAAGAAAAGAGGTACTTCTAAAGGTTCAACAAATGTTTCTGTTCTTTCCAGGAAAATTGCAGCAAAACAAGCAGTTGCTTCCGAATACAAGAAGAGTGCCCAATTAATGAATAGTAAAGCAAAAACTGCCGAAAAAGAAGTTAAAGCTGCCAAGAAGAAACTCAAGTCTGCTAAGTAAAAAAAAATGTTTATTTATTTATAAAACATGAATTTCTCCATCCAATTTTTCTTGGTTGAAATTTAAAAGTCGGACACCATAAATTTTTTTTTGAATATTATTATCATCTCTGAAATATTTTCCAATTTTAGAATTTTCAAATTCGGTTTCGATGGTATTTATGGATTCATTGTAAGATGTATTAATTTTTTCTTTATACCATTTTTTATATTTCTCAGCAATATCAGTAATAGTCAATGGGGAAATTTCTATACCATGTTCTTCATAAAAATTCTTAACTTCTTCTTCCATTCCAGGTCGGATATCTTTTTGTCCAAGTTTGTGGCCTTGCAAAACAACTATATTTTGTGAAATAAAATTGGAAATAGTATCTTGATCTTTTTGAAAGTTTTTAGTTTCTGTTTCTATTGTTTCACACCGAACTTTACTAAAATCGCCATTATATTCTTTTTGCAATCTTACCCGGTAATGTACTAAAATTGATAAAAGTGCATCAGCAGCATTTTGGTTGTTTTCTGCCAAAGTTGCATATGCCACATTTATTGGTTTTTCATTTTCATCATTTGGATCCGGATTTTCTACAAATACACGTTTGAATTTGTAATAAGACAACCTTCTCCACGTACCATAATCATTTTCAGTTATTCTTAACGGATAATTACTAAATATAAATGATGTAACAGCCGCTGAGAATGTTTCATTATCATTATAAAGTTTTCTTCCAGTTTTGAATTTTTCAGTAACAGTCTTTAACCTGGACGAATTTAATTCATCATTTTTATTTGTTTCTGCAACAAAACCACCTCGGACACCCCATAGTTGCATCAAATCCGGATCGGCAGAACCTGATTGTGTTCCTTTAGTAAATAAATTAATATTTAATTTTGAACCATAATTGCCAAGTACATAAAGTAAATTATCGCAAAATGCCGACTTTCCGTTGCAACCACCAGCAACACCTTGTAATGTATCCATTACTTGAATATCACCATCAATACAAGTACTACTTCGAAACCAGATATATTCTCGAACATCATCTTCCAGAAATATATCATTAAATATTTCAAACCATTTTTGTATATACTCATTATTGGGATCAAACGGAATAAAATTGGCATTAGTTCGTTTTGAAACATAATATTTTGGGTAATTTTCACACAAACTTGGCTGAGGATTATCGGATTTTAAATCTAAATCAAGTACTCCATTTAGAACTCCTAATACCTGATTATCCGAATCCATAAGTTGCGTTATTAAATTGTTGTCATATTTAATTTCAAGTTGTTTAATAATTTGGTTTTGATTGGTAGTATTTCCAAGTTTAAGTTGATTTTTTTTAATATTATTAATCAAAAAAGTATAATTAGTTTTGTTTTTATTAGTATTAGCATTAAAATCATTAACATCAATACACATTTCAGCATTTGCCTCTACATCAATAAGTTTTAATACCTTTTTATATAAAAGTTCCATTTTCTTAACAATAGTCAAAGGTACTTCTTTTGGTACCATTTGCATTCTAATCCACTTTCCGATTTCACCTTTTCCATGATAAGTACTGGGATTAATAAACTTGTAATATACGAGAGTTTTATTAATCCGGCAAGTATAGAAATTTCCTATTGTTAAATAATATATAATTTCAGCATTATTTTCGTTATTAATATTTCCATATCCTTTGTTGTACATTTCCCTTAATCGGTAAGCAAGAAAATTATTATATTTATTTTCGAATTCAATTTTTTCTTTACATTTATTTCGCAAATTGACACCATAATCATAATAATTTAAAACATATCGAAAATAGTATTCTAAATTGATATTTTCGGCAACATTATAAGATTTCCAAATTTCTTCGAATGATTGGTAAAATGGAGATTTTTTATAAGAGTGGTATTTTAAAATAATATATTTTTCATTTTCAACAGAAAAGTTTCGTATTAATTCCCGATATTTGCTTTCATCTTCCCAAAAGCTGGCAGGAAGAAAATCCAACATTAAATCAATATAAGATGGATTATATGAATTAATAGAATTACCGTTGAATTTTATAAGTAACGAATTTCGTTCTTGTTCGTCTTTTTCTGTCCAATAATTGTCGGTAACTTTATACTCTGTATTATTTTCTATAATTTCATAATCATCATTAATTTCTTTAACTTTGTTTCTTTTTTTACAATTATTTTTTTGTTTTAATGAAAACAACTTGGTAAAATTAATATTTTCATTATTAACAAACATCAGATCAGTATAATGACATTTTT